GAGCATGGCCGCAGTGAACACCGCGTTGGCGTTCACTGAATATTGGAGGTGCATAACCATCACCGGTGACACGGCGAAGAACGATGCTTTGACGAAGGTCACTGCAGCCACGTTGACCACGGCTGGCCCGGATACGGCGACGGCGTTGTATATCTGGGAGGTCAGGGCTGACATGCTGAATACGGATACGGTTGGTTCGGAAAACATCTGCATTCGTCTGGATCTGGCCGGTGCCATTACCGATGCGACCCATACAGCCATTATATATGAGCTGTATGAGCCTCGGTATGCTCTCGGCTCCGATGACATGCCCTCAGTGAATACGTAATTGGAAGGTATAAACTTTTGGGGAGGCGCGTTGGTGCGTGTCCTCCCTGGAAGAAAGGAGAAGATGATGAGAAATAAATGGAAATGGATTATGACAAGCATCATGGCCTCGGCTATATGCTTCTCATCTTCTGCTGGTGACATCAAGACCGAGTGGTCTGGCCCGTCAGCTCAGGGAGATTTAATCTTCTGGGCACCGAGCACTGGTACCACCAACATGAGGATGACTGTCAATGGAGTCTCCAATCTGACTATCATAGATAAGACTCTTGAACCTGCAGATTTTGCACTTGCCAGTGGAAAAGTAATTGTTGGTGATGCAGGTGGAGCTGGTGAAGCAGTTACTCTTAGTGGTGATGTTTCTCTCGATAATGCTGGTGCATTTACGGTCACGCAGATTAACAGCATTGCGGTTTCTGATGTGACTGACGGCGCGGCTCTTGGAGCGACATCGCTTCAAACTGCTGGAAACCTGACGGCAACCAATCTCTTGGGGCCGTTCGTGTTTACATACGCCACTACCGCCAAGGTTGCATATTGCACGGCGCAAATCTCTGATATTGATGGTGCCGCGCTGGCACGGGGAGGTTTTGCCGATGTGTGGACGTGCGAAACTACTGCGCAAAGTGATCCCACCACGAATAACGTGGAATCTATCGCTATCAGGTCTGCCAGTGGATCGTTTGTTTATACAATGCTGACTAATGGATATTACAAAGCTGTTATACCATCGGACGGCAAGTTAGAGTTCGATGTTACTTATACCGCCGCCCGCACGTCGGACTTCATCGTTGTTGCTATTGGTGGGGCTTTGGAGTCCACGACGGTGCTGAATCTGACGGATTAACGGCATAATATCAATGGGGCGGGACATCCACCGCCCCGGTGGGAGGAGAAGATATGAAAAAGATTTTGGTTAGCGTCATTGGAATATGTCTGCTTGCCCTGTCTTGCCTTGCAGAAGGAACAGTCACAGAAACCCGGACGACTATTGGCACTCCTGACAAGATAGTGCTGGCATGGACAAGTTCAACAAATGAGTGGGCAAGTTTGACCAGTAAGTACATTCGTGGGGAAATAGCGAGAGTATTGATCTCTAATGAAGCAGGAGTAACCACGGCATACGATGTGACTCTGGAAGACAGCAGTGGTATTGATACCCTATTAGGGAACGGAGCCAATCTGGTGACTAATGTAACCACGGCGATAAATCCGGCATTGTTTGTTACAGATGGTTCAACAACCTCAGCAGTCCCATTCGTGGTGAATGATCGGTTGTCGTTGCTGGTGACGAATTGTGGCAGTGAGAAATCAGGACAAGTAATCCTATATGTGAGGTAATGACTATGAGAGCAAAAGGTGACAAGGACAAAACAGAAAAGGTTATTGATCGTGCCGACGAGGTAAAAGCGGAAGCCAAGGAGGAAGCTCCGGTTGAGAGGACAATTTCTCGTGGCGATGCGGTGGCTCCGGCGAAGACCGGTGCCGCGAAGAACGTATTCGTCACGACCATCCGACGGCCTGCCGCCGCCGCGATTCGTCTGATCAACGGCAAAGCCATTATAACGGCGAACAGGAAGACCGAGATTGTCAACTTGGACACTTCCAGGGAGTTGATAATTGCGCTGAGCGTTGGCAACCCGATTCCCAATCTTGTATCGAGGGAACAGGCCAGAGAGCAGGAAGCCAAAGAGGAAAAGAAAGATGAAGCAGTCCCCAGCAAGTCATAAGATGATTGTACAGGCCGATCAGGAGAAAAAGAATGTCAGTGAACTTGACAACGCGGTTTCTGTTCAAGCAGTTCGCAGGCGTAAGCGTGACCACACACGACACGGTGATTGATCGGTTGATTGCCGACGTATGTGAGTTGATTGCCAAGGCCTGCAACAGAACATTTGAGTCCACCACTTACAAGGAGTGGCTGGACGGGAATGGTGAGAGCCGGATGCTGTTGTCGCAGTGGCCGATCACTCGCGTGTACAAGATCACTAGCGATTCCACTGATGTGCTTGATATAAAGTTCACCGGAGACGGGACTCATGCGGATGTGACGGTTGATGCCACGAATTGCGTGCTGAACAGTATAAGCAATCTAGGAGTAGCGACGTCCACTGATGTGGTGCTGGCGGACTCCAAGATCGTCTCGGCCTTAGCTGCGGCCATCGAGGTAGTGACCGGCTGGACAACGAGCATAGCAAGCGGGTGCGGTGATGAGGCTACGTTATATTTAAAGCCTCTCTTTGGTGAGGATGCATTGTCCCCCGATGAAGCCACGCTTTGCATTCCCGGTGCTGGTGCTGGTGTTCGATTGGTGTCAAAGACGAACAGGGGAATTGAAAGTAAGTATGGATATGAATTCCCTTATGGCCGGTCGAACATCTTCTGCTGGTTCACGGCGGGATATACTTTGCCGGTGGACAATGCCGAATATACCGCATTGGCCACAGATGGGAATGTTCCTGGTGGACTGACCAACATTGCAAACACGATCATCAATAGCGTGTTCAGGGACAGGAAGAAAAGTCTGGGAATGAAGTCGGAGCACATAGGTGATTACAGCTATACACGGGAGACAATTACGTCAGTAATCAAGCAGAACTGGAGTGATCTGCAGATGTACTCAAAGATAGGGATGTAAGATGTCCATTGATTCTTTATTCAATACGACTATGGCAGTCAGCAGATTGACTACCAGCCAGGATGTCATTGGTGGAGAAAAGGGAACGTGGGCAAGCAACAGCACCGGCAATCCATGCCGATATCGGCTGTTGTCCGCCGCTGAACGGCCATACATCGGCAAGGAAGGGGTGGTCAGCACTCATAGGCTGTATTGTGAGGCGGGAGTGGATGTAACGTCGAAGGACAGGATCGTGGCCGGATCAAATACCTACGATGTGAATTATGTAAACGACGTGGATGAGATGGATCATCATCTGCAGGTGGATATGACTTTGAGGGCATGAGCTATGGCAATCGTCACAAAATGGTCCCCACAGAAGTTCATAAGGGACTTTGAGAACAATCTAAATCGGAATCTGGATGAGGCGGCAGAGCATTTGCAATCTGATATCCAAGATACATTTCCGGGTCGAGGTAGAAAACCGTCTTTGGCTGGAGAAATTCCAACGGTGCAGTTAGGTGGTTTGAAAAGAAGCATTCGCCGGGAAAAAAGTGCAAAAGGATTTGCTCGAAAGGTGGGGAGTGATATAAAAGGGTATCCAATGTATTTGGAATATGGAACGCGACTGATGAAGAAACGTCCTTATCTCCGTCCGGCAATAGAGCGAAACAGAATGACATTAAAGACAATTATTGAAAGACCGATGAAATGATACTGGAATTGGCAACAGCGATACTCAGCAAATATAATGCCGATGCCGTGAGTGGTGGAGTCAAGGCATCTACTAATGGGATGTTTTCTGATGAAGCTCCGCAAAGCACGAAGGCTCCATTTATTACATACAGCTTTATTACCACCGGATCAGAATGGTCTTTTGGTTCAAATTATGATTCGCCACTCGTACAGTTTTCAATCTGGAGCGACGATGCTAGTGCTCTGGAGGCAGAGACCATCGGAGGGAAACTTGTAACATTGTATGCTGATCAGCTTTTGACAGTATCCGGTTTCACGACAGTTCGTGCCGACAAGGTAGGCGAGCACGTGATGCGGGATCCGGACAAGGGTTGGCAGTATATTGTAGAGATAAGGTACATAGAACAAAACACAGGATGAAAGGAGAAAGAATGAAGAGATTAGTTATCGCAGTATTATTTAGTTTGTTGTTTATGGCGTATCCTGCTCAGTCAGCAGATTCCGTGGAGCCGTCATCTGTGACATTTACTAACGTTCGGGATGAGGCAGTTGGAGCAATTAAGGGAGTCTATTATGAGGATTCGACGCTGATCTTTACAAACTGTATCTGCACTTCGGACACTGCTGGAATAGTCACACAAGGACTTGATGAAGTGACTGTCACCATCAATGTGGGAAATACCACCACGAATGTGCCATACGACGGAATAGTAGGAGGGACAAGTAATAATTGGTCAGTTTCAATTACGGTGCCGACTAATATCCCTGGAACAATCAGTGTTCAGACGAAAATAACGGATGCAAACACAAACATCTACATTTATCCTTGGAAGACTTTGAGTCACAAGGAATCGATGTAATTAACGAAAGGAGATAGAGATGGAAAAAGAAGGGAAAAAGGAGTTGGCCGTGTTGAAGGAAGTTATTGTTCCTGCTATCAAGGCCAAAGTCAAAGAATTGAATGACCTGCTCGTGGAGGTCAAGAAGGATCCTGCCATCCGCGCCTCTTTGGGAGTGCACGGAGTAACGATCAAATCAGTGGGAATCGTGAATCAAGTAACGCTTGAGCTTGTAAAGACACAGAAATTATAAGGAGGTGATTTCAAATGGCAACTAGCGCATTATCAGGTAAGACAGGGACGGCGACCAATGTCAACAGTGCGACAGAGGTAACTGAGTGGTCTATAACATTGACGGAGGCGGTTCTTCCTGCCACGAGTTTTGATAGCGATGGCTGGGAAGAGGTCATTGCAGGATTGAAGGGTGCTACGGGAAGCATCTCTGGCAAGGGCACGATGCCCACCACCGGGACCGCCTCGTCATTGGCACTGGCCAACTCTGCCGGAACAATTAGCATCTCGGGCAATGCTGTCTTCAGCAGTGTGAATCCGACTAATTCAGTGGAGGATGTATTGACTTGGTCAGCAGACTTCACGTTCACTGGCGAGGTAATGATCGTCGTATAGAAAGGCGGTAAGGCATGACAGATTTCAATGAGATCGCCAATACGCCTATTGATATTGAGATAGCTGGAATAAAGCTCAAGGCAAGACGTCCAGACATGAGTTCTGTTTTTGGCGAGATGGAATCGAAGATTGTATCCAAGGTGATGGAAACTGTTAGACAAGGAGCAGAACTATATGGTCTTGTTGGAGCAGATAGATTGCAGTTCTTGAGCAATTCACAGGCAACCATTCCACAAGGGTTGGAATTGCAGATACAGGCACAGAATAGTCTGGGAAGTGTTGATGGTGTAAAGGCGTTGGTGAAGAGTGTTCTAAAGAAGGACCAACCAGACATCACAGATGAGCAAATCATGAATCTGGTGATGAAGGATCCAGAAGGCGCGGGAGATTGGATAGCTTTCTTGACAGGGGATAAAAAGGGAAAACCAAAGGTGCGGTAGAGGAGGTGATTGTAAGAGAGCCTGTTGATTGGGGTCATGAGTTCGCAGTTGTTGCTTGTGTGTATGGTTGGACGCCTGAAAAGATTGCAACGTTGACTATGCAACAGTTTGAGTGTTTACAGAAATACGCCCATAAGCGGTTAGCAGAACAGGAAGTAAGGGAAAGTTTAACAGTCGCTCCTAGAAAGTTAGGAACAGGACAGCAGTTAGAGCCTATGAAAGATAATACGGATCAGTTCGCAGCCGCGGCACTTCGGTTGAAGGAGAAGCAAGGCGTGAAAGGGAAGATAAGCATACCAATCGGGAAGGTATGGGAGGAAATGAAACATGGCGGGTAGAATTGGAGAGGCGTTTGTTGAGGTAGGTGCCCGAACAGGCAAATTCAATACCGCAATGGGTCGTGTCCAGAAACGATTCAAGGCGGTAGGAGCGAGTCTTGCCCGTATTGGTAAACGTGCCGCTATTGGATTTGGTGTAGCATTAGCGGCTGGTATAGGATTATCAATCAGGGCTGCTGTGCGTCAAGAGCGAGCAGAGGCTATGTTAGGTGCCATCTTGAAATCCACTGGGAATGCCGCTGGGCTGTCAGCAAAACAGATAAAAAAGCATGCCGCTGAATTACAGAAACTTACCGGTATTGGGGATGAAGCGATTATTGAGATGCAGACGATGATTGCCACGTTCAAGGGGATCAAGGGAGAAAATTTTAAACGCACTACCGAGGCTGTAATGGATATGGCCACCGTGATGACTGGTGGAGTGGCCACGGCAGAGTCTATGCGTTCAGCAGCGATCCAGCTTGGTAAGGCACTAAATGATCCCGTGGCCAATATGGGAGCACTCTCAAGGGTGGGTATTCAGTTTGATGAGCAGACCAAGAAACAAATCAAGTCCCTCACCAAACAAGGAAAACTCTTTGATGCCCAAAGTATTATCCTGAAAGAGGTGGAATCAGAATTTGGCGGAGTGACCAGAGCGATAGGGGAAACCGCAGCAGGTGCTTTTATGAAATTGAAAAGCGCAGTTGGTGATGCAGGAGAAAAGATTGGAACCGCGATCCTTAAAGGAACAGATTTTAAGGCTCTTCTGGAAAAACTAACAAAATCAACGACCGAATGGTCTTCTGCATTAGAAACTTTTAGCGTTCTGGATTGGTTTAGTTATCAGAAAATGCAATTCAAATTGTTTCGGATGGAAGTAGACCAATCGATGGATTATTTCACCCATGCGATAGAGGCAATGAAACCCAAGACTCCTTTTGAAGTAGTGGCAATGGGAGTAGCTCCATTAGGAGGGGGGTCACTTGCTGTATATATTAAAAGAAAGATTACTGGAGAGAATTATTTACAAGGTATGCTGAATGATATCGCGACTAGATATGCTGGAAAACGAGCTGGTATAGAAGAGGAATATCGAAAAGGGCAGGTAGCGGCGAATAAAAAATTCTTGGATGACAGGTCAAGAATGAATACAACCGCTCACCAGAAAGATATTAAATTTTTTACAAATGCCCTTTCTCGTATGAAATACATTTGGCAAGCATATCTTCCAGAACCAATATCACCTACGATTGGTCCCTTGCGTTCTGAAGAACCCAAAAAGAAAGTGGAAGAGACCTCAAAGAAGATAGCAAGTGCCGAGACGTTTGCTTTCAGCGAGGCCTGGAAAAAACTCCAACAGGCGGCAGGTGAGAAGAAGGACAAGAAACAGCAATTAGACCTTATGAAAAAACAACTGAAAGCGCAAGAAACCACGGCGACTGTGCTGATAGATATGCGCGCAAAACCGACTTCGCCCATCTTTGCCACAGGGGGAGTGTGATGCCTAAATCAGGTAATTATAAAGAAATGGTGGAAGCCTGGGAAAAAGTCACCACGTCTGACGGAGTGACCATGACAAGAAAGTTCCACGATAAAACAGAGGACTCTGGCGATCTACCATGGATAGGGGATTACTTTGACAAGCTTACTTATCCATATCTTTTTGTAAAAAGTGTAACAGAGAAGCCGTTGGGAGGATTGCCTGATAATAAGGTTTATATAATTAACTACGAGACGATGTCTGTTACTGCAAATGAAGCAGACGAAGATATTGCTCCTGAGCTGCTTCCAATTAATGGTAACATGAGTGGGGAGATGTTGGCGATTGAAGGGAAGGGCACCAACTACAAATGGACTGATGATGCTGAAATAGATCAGACGATTTACAAGAAGATCGTTTCAGGAGCATTTGCAATTACGAGAAAAGTTTCCACTTTACAGCTTCCTGTGTGGGCGCAGTACCAAGGGACAATTAATAGTAAAACATTTAAGGGGATATCTACCACATTTGTTTTGTTTGAAGGGGTTGATTGGGAAGAGTATTATAATAGTAAAGGAGAAAAACGGTGGCAGGTAAACTTCAACTTTTCTTACAAGCTCTCTCTAGATGGCAGCACTTGGCGGGGCTGGAATTATATCTATAATGAGATAGACGGAGAATGGGACAAGACTAAACCGGTATTGTATGCATCGGCTGATTTCAATAAATTGATTGCAGACAAGAGCAGATAACAA